CCAGTTACTTTATCACCTACAGACATATTATCTGCAACGTTGTTATCCATAACTATTTTGGTTCCACTACTTACAGCACCATCTACAGTGTCTGTATTTGTAACTGTTGGATACTGATTTTCTTTATCTATTAAAACAGGTGCACTACCAATAGTTCTACTAACATAACATGTTATATCACTTGGTAATGGTTGTCTAATTATTTCTGTAGCTCTTGTAGCTGCTGTTGTAGCAACTACTTTAAAGTTTTTTCCACTTCCTTTTTCTCTATCACCAACGACTGTATCTGTTGTCATAGACACACTACCCCAACCAGCTTGAGAATTTGGTGATTCACCAGACAACGTTAAAGTTACTTTTAGTGTTTGATATATTGTTTTTCTTAATAAATTAGAATTAGAACCAGTGGAAGCGTTTATATCTATACTCCCATCATCTAATCTAACTTCTTGATAATCCGCGTGTCTTGTGTTTTCACCAGTAAATAAGAAAAAATCATACTTATCAGCATCTGTAATAGAGGGGAAAACTATTTCATAATAATTTATACTATTATTATTTATAGTTTTATTTATTAATCCAGTTGAGCCACTTTGAAAAGATCTAGTAGTAAAATTATAAAAATTACCATCTTCATTTTTTACTTCTAAAGTAAATATAGCTCCTGGACCTCCCGTTATAGAGAATCTTCTAGTTTCACCACTAGATGATATATTTTTTGTATCTAAAACAAGATTTATTATTTTCATTTTATAATTTTTTATTTACTACTTTCAAAAACTTCACTACCTACTCCAAATAATTCTACTTTTTTATCTGAATTATTTCTAAATTCTAATTCCGCATAATAACCTAAAACACCAGAAACACCAGTTGATCTACCATGTTTTTGAAACATAATATAATCTGTAGCTGGATTAAGATTTTGCCAAGCAGCTAAATGAGGAGAGTTAGGTGGTAAAAAAACCCACCAAAATATAGCTGTGTTACCTAAAACATCATCTGGATTACTTATTCTTACTATTTCACCTAAAAATATAGCACTAGTAGCGTTATCTACAGAAAAACCTGCTATGGGTGCTAAATTTTGAAAAACAAATACAGCATCTCCTATTTGAGCAGAATCATTTATTGTTGTTGGAAAGTTTAGTTGTAATACTGGCATATTTATTTATTTAATAGTTTAACAATCAACTCCTGGTTGACATGGAGGAGCACATCCTGCTGCTTGACAAGCCGCTAAAGTTGGGTATGTCCCTCCTCCTACAGGTATACAAGTGTTAGTAGCCACGTCACATTTGTAACCAGTTGCTGGTGGTTTAGGAATACAATTAGCTAAACAAGTTTGCCAGGTAGGGTATGTTCCGCTTCCATCACCTGGGTTAACACAATTTCCTAACGAATCGCAATTAAAACTTATACCAACACCAGGTGGAATTGGTGGACTACATCCACTACATTTACACTGTTTTCCTTTTGTAGACATAGCATGCATCTCTGTCCAATAATCACCTGGAAGACCAAAATTATTAAAATGACAATCTTTAACAAAATTCGCAAACGCGTTTGCGTTGCTTATAGCAGGCCCAAAATTACCTGTAGGATCAACACCAGTGAGTACTGATTCGCATCCGTTTTGCGATACCCAATCTATCATGCTTTGCCAATTAAAGGCTATATGTAAGTATGGTCCAGTAGTTTTTGAAATATTAAGACTCAATCCTGCTACTGTATAACCATAAGGGCCGGACCAAGCGTTTCCAGTGGCCGGACAAGCCTCTTGATGTGGGTTTTGTGATGGTGACAACGTAGAAGTATATAGGTAATTAGCGAGATTTGCAGTAGGGTGGTTCTGCATCATATACGTCTGGAAACCTGGACCCACAATATTGCCTTGCGCGTCAACTTGTGGAGCAAATGAATTTGGAGCTACAATACCTGTATGTATCGCTGGCCATTGTGTTTGCTGGCCATTATTTGCCATACCAGTAAATTGGTCTTCACAAGTATTTAAAAAATTATTAGAACTTTCACATAATGCTGATGTTGCATACGCTCCGCTACCATCTCCAGGATCAGTACAAATACCGGTGTTTGTGGTAAATTTAGCACAATCAAAACTTGGAATAGGACAAGAAGCTTGACAAGTCATAAGATCAAGATATGTACCTGAACCATCACCTGGGTCAATACAAACAGCCCCAACACAGTTATACGATGGAGTGCTTGCTGGTGGTGGAGCACATGATGCTTGGCAAGTTGCTAACGTCTGATATTGTCCACTACCCGTTCCCGGATCAAAACAATTTCCATTAGCCGTATTACAACTCCATGTAGGAGGAGTAGTACATAATGCTTGACAAATCCCTAAACTTGAGTAAGTACCTAAACCTGTACCTGGATCGATACATTGTCCACTAACACAATCAAACGATGGAGATGGCACACAATTAGTTTGACAAGCAGCTAAAGTAGCATGAACACCTAAACCAGTACCTGGATCAACACAATTACCTCCAACACAATCGTACGACACGGTTGGACCTGGTAAACAATTATTTTGACAAGATGCTAAGTCGGGATAAGTACCTAAACCAGTACCAGGGTCTATACATGCTCCGTTTACACAGTTAAATGAAGGCGTTGGTCCAGCAGATGGTGAACAACCCGTGCATTGACAGCTTTGTCCAGAGAGACTTAAAGCCCAATCTGAATTACAATTATTAAGAATGGTATTAGCTGTTACAAAATCAGTGGCAGTTGCTAATTGTGGACAACCATTACTATTACCCCAATTTACCAAACTATTCCAACTATTAGCAGTAAATACGGTCGTAGTGGCATTTGAAATTAATCCAACATGCATATCATTAAGATGTTGATAAGCACCATTATTAGGACCTAGACACAACGTAGCAACCCCACTTTGACCAAGGACTGCTGACTCTGCGTAATAATTATTATTTGGTCCTCCTGGGGCGTTTGTTATTAACCAATTGAATAGTTGGTGGTTTGCACTACCAAATGGGGTAATAACCTGAGGAGCATAAACACCTGTATCTATTTTATTTGCACAACTATTAGTAGTACCAGCTGTTAACGCTGTTTGACACGCTGCTAAAGTTTGGAATATACCAGTTCCATTCCCAGGATCTATACAAGCACCAGTACTACAATCCCAAGAAGGCATATTAGCTGGGTTAGATGGGCAAGGTACTGCTTGACAGGTTGCTAGTGTTGAATAAACTCCTAAACCATTTCCTGGATCTTGACAAACTCCGTTTGGCGCTTGTTGAGTAATTACACAATCCCAACTTGGAGTAACTGGTGGTAACGGACATTGAGCTATACAATCATTAATATCTCCATATTGACCATTTCCTGTACCTGGATCTATACATTGGTTGTTTACACAATCCCATGATGGAGGATTACCGGCGTATTTACAACATTCATTATTACCAGGACCACCACAGTTACCAATACATCCCATTACACTACCATCACACATTACAGTAGCTGCTGGATCATAGTTTATAGCGGTGGAATCAGTACAACCATAATGAGTGTCTAAACAATCACAGTGCTGACCATTCCATTGTAATAAACCATTACTATCTATATACGAAGTACAAGGTTCGTTAGATTGTATATTATATATAGTACTATAGTTCCAAGCTGTAGAATCCATACAACCATACATAGCTGGAATACAGCAAGTAGTATCTGGCCAACCAGCAACCGATTGATCACACTCACATGAAGGGGCGCAATCACAAGTAGCTGTATTATCATAATTTATATAGTAGTTAACCATTATACCTGTAGGTCCACCACCTAATCCTCCACTAGCGTTTTCACCTAGAACCATTAAATTATCAACACAACCACATATAGGCGCTATACAACTTCCATCATCTATTGTCGCTGCTGGGTTATAATTAGAAGCTGTTGGATTTGTACATCCCGCAATAAAGCATGATCCGTCATCACAATTAGCGTTAGGATTATAATTATTAGAATTTTGATCCATACAACCAAATATACAAGGATCACAACAATCTGTAGCTGCGTTAAAACTAACACCATTAGCAAAAGCTGTACCATTTACAACACCATTAACATCTTTACAAGCTGTAAAAGCTAAAGGATCGAAGTTACGCGCGTTTTGATCTGTACAACCATCAATATCAACATTTGGATTAAAGCTTTCAAAACCACCTTGTCCTTGAGCTGCAAATTCATCAAATTGAGGTCTTGCACTATCAAGATAATCTGGTCCTTTAATATAATTAAACCATTTACCTTCTTTATTTATAAATTCTGGAACCCAACCATCTTGTAAATCTGTTCTTATTTTTTGAACCCACCAACCATCAACTTCACGTACATTATCATATCTATCGTCATTATATACAACTGTGTTTCCTAACCAATCTGTTACAGTTGATGTTTTAAACTCTCTAATTCTAGAGTTTGAACCTTCATAGTTTACAGTTTTAAAGTTTTTAACTGAACCAGGACTTTCATTAAATACCATTGTAAATCTAGATTGGTATTGATTATTATAAAAATTAGTTCTAGGACTTCTATCACTATGATGCTCCCATAATCTACCTTGATCCCAAGTATAATAAACATTGGCACAACTTCTACCTTCTTCAGGTATAAAAGATTTAAAACTAACCCAACCTTTTGAATTTTCTTTAAATGTAACTGTATACCAAACATTAGGTGTTTTTAACGTTACGTTATATTCGTTTTTTCTATCATCATAACTACCAATAGGTGTTATTGTACTAAGTTTTAAATTATCTCTAAACCAATCTCTCATGCCGTGATCAGATATAGGTGTTAACCCATCTTTAGATAATCTCATTACAGCTCCTCTAGTAGTATCTGTAAAATATGCTCTATAAGATTCCGATGCAAATGATGTAGCATCTTTTGATATACCATATTCCCCAACAAAAGGTATTGTTTGTCCTAGTACGTTTTCAGTTGCTGTTAAATTAGTATTTCCATCAGCGTTAAACACAGCATCTTTATTAGCTAATATTCTTAATACTTTGTCTTCACATAGCGTTACTAAATCAGTGTCTCTAGCATGAAGATGTTGAATACTACCATAATTAGGATTTACATCTTTAGTAATTTTCTCAGCCATTATAAACTGATTCAAATTATTAATACCACTTTTAGAATTATATATACCAGAGTATATTAAACCATACTTTCTATGTTCTTGCTCATATTTACTATCTAAAGTAGATGAAGCTTTAACACCATTACCTATAAAAGATAAGTTATATCCATCTCTTACTCTATTTGATTCAACACCGTTTAAGAAAGAATAACAATTATGATAATCTAAAATATATTCAGCACTAGTATATAAATTAGTGTTTATCATAATATTTCCATTATCACCAGTTCCCGGAACTGTGCTCCATGTAGGGTTTACTTCAACGATTATTTTTGAACCATTAGGTCTTGTTATTTTCAATCTATTTGAAACAGCCGTAAATACTTGATTAGCTGGAGAACCTATGCTTAAACAATAACCACTAACAGCTATAAACGGCGCTGGAGATCCACACACGGGATTGTTTAATGTTATAATATTACCAGCTGCGGAACTTGTATTGTTAGTAATTACAGTTCCAGGTTGTACTAAATCACTATTGTTAGATTCTTCTACTATAGACCCAACAGGTAATACTGTTTTTATAGTATCAGGGCCTAAAACTAAACCGTTGTAATCGCTAACCTCGTGATATATTTCTAAATCAGTAGTATCTTTTGGTTCTGTTTCCCATATAGCAGGATTTTCTGCTAATATTTCAACTGGTATTATAGGTTCTTTAATTTCTATATCATATCCTACAGCTCTAACACAATCAGGACAGTCATATATAGTTGATAAGTATTGTGCTGATCTTGGTGATAAACCATTCATTTTTAATTGAAAGAAAGTAAGAGTACCAGTTATAAGATTTGTAACACCAACTGGGAGATCGTCAACAGGATCAAGAACTCTACGATAACCAGCTAATTGAATTTCAAAAATACCGGTAGCTGGAGTGTCAGGTGTAATTTTTTTAACTATAAAACAATCTTGAGTATTACCTTGAACTACTGCCATTTGGGTATTTAATACTGTTCCATTACCCGCAACAAGACCCCAAGTACCATCATCAGTTATTGAATGTGTATTTCCAGTAATATCTTCTATACCAGTTGTATAAACAGCTAAATTAGTTAAATTGTGAGGATAAGCCGTAGTTCCTACTGTATGGTTTGCTATTGTAGGTGCCACAGAAGTTAAATCAACTTGAGCACTACCAGCCACAACAAACGGAAGAGGACCAAAAGCCCCACCACCACCACCAGTGGTAGGATCAAAACCTATAGGATTTTTTGTATTAAATTTAAAGTTTTTAGCAAAGTTAGCAGGATGTTGATACATAGTTCTAAAGCTGCCACCAGATGCTGTACTTCTATCTCTACCTCTATCACTATAACGAAGTAGGTTAAACTCAATAATACCAGAATCTATTTCATGTACTTCTTTAAGTGATAAATCTTGTTTCCATCCCCACTGAGTTGCAGGATAAATTCTGTTAAGGAAGTTTTGAGTTACAGTATCTTGATGAGAACTATTATTATGAAGATCCCAAAAACCTTCATTAGGAATAAAATAAGGACTTCCACTACCTGGAGAATCTTCAAATTCACCTCCATTAGGTAATATACCACCAAAAGTAAGATCAATAGTTGATTTTGAACCTGTAGTTTGTATTCCAAATTGAGTACTCCAAGAAGTTGACACGTAAGGAGATAGCGGGCCAGGACCTAAAACACCACCTTGGATAAGAACGCTATTAACGTCTAGATATTCTCCATCTTCACTAAAAGGACCCATGTATAAGGTGTTAATATCAGATGCCATATTATTCCTACCTATAGCAGTACTTTCATCAATAGTCCAATAATGTTCATGTTCAACTGGAATACTAACATCATCACTATCTTCATCAGTTACAGAAGGATCTGTAGCACTTAGATATCTAAACTTACCTATATCACTAGCTATAGATGATGAACCTGTTACTGAAGTTGGATTATATATCCACGAATGATCATAACCATAATATATATTGTACATCCATGTGTTAATTTTTTCAGTGGGTGTTGATGGTTGCCAAGGATCAACACTCCAATAAGAGTAACCACCACCAAGCCCGGTATCTATTGATGCTGGCCCCTGATTGGTAAAATGTGTGTCTAATCCAAAAGAACCAACAACAGCACCTGCTGTTGAGTTAAAATGAGCACCTATAGTACCAGCTGCCATACCAGAACTTTCGTAAGAGTGGTCAGCCCTAATATTAGGGCTTATATAATAAACTCTTTGTTGGAATGCTGTAGAGTAATCTACATTATCTTTATCAAATGACTTTATAACATGCTCTCTAAATATTCCATCTGCTTTTATTTTAGCCCAAAATCTACCATCAAATTGAGGATCATTTTCAGGTTTATAATGATATATTAATACTGTTGCATTGTCATCTATTTCTCCATTAGTTTGAAGAAAATCAGTGTCCGAACCAAATTGACCATCTATGGTTACAGCATAATGTGTTGCTGGGTTATTACTATCAAAAACGTCAATACCCTGATTGGTAGGATCAATTTTAGTTATTTCTGATATTCTATATCTTTTAGATTTACCATCTACAGTAGTTTTACCAAACTGAATATATAAAGAACCTTCTTTAGTTGAACTTGTATTTATTTTATCTAAATTAGCAGCTGTAGAAGTACCAAAACGTAATAAATTTAATTTAATTTTGTTATTACCATTAGCAGGTACCTCTCCATTAGCGAGAGTACCTCCTTGAAAAATTGTGATAGTACCTGAAAGATTTACAATTTCATCAATTAATATTTGTTTAGTTTTAACCCAATCAGGAGCTTCGTTTTCAATCGCTAAAACTTTATATCTAGCTTCGTCTTTTACAAGATTATTAGAGTCAGGTCCTTTTTTAAGTATTAAATAACTATCAATATCTATTTTGTTTCTATCTGATGATGGAAATGTTAACCATACGTTACCATCTTCGGCATCATACCATCTACCCATAGCTAAATTATAATACTCACCAGCAGTTTCTTTTATAAAAAACTTAAAGAATTTTAATCCAGGTGGTGGGAATGTGTCTTTAAATCCAACTTTAAATTGATTAGCATTAACGGCATCAATTTTTTTAACCTCAATAGTTCCACTTGTATTTGATACAACTGGTGTTTCTCTACCATATTTATCTACAAAAACAACACCAAGTTGATATTCTCTTAAAGATTTTATAGATGTAATTGCTGAACCTAAAGCTATACCACTAACAGATTTTTTATTTAAAGCAAGCGTAAAGTTAGGAGAATATTTCAATGACTTACCAGAGACATTAGTTTGGAATCCAGCTGTTAAATCAAAATTTTGAATATAATTACCATAAACAACTCTATTAGCAGTGATTTCTTGAGATTGAGCTTTTAAAGGTACATTATCCCAATGTCTTAATGATTGATTTTCTGGTAAAATAGATTTAATAGTATCTTTTGTAATTTCAAAACTATTTAAATTCCAATTATTAGTAAAAAATCTTGACTGACCAATTGTGAAGTTTTTACTAGGATCAACAGGTTCTATTGTGTCTACAACGTATATACTAGGTGATATATCTTCTTTATATAATATATCAATAGCAACAACATCTTCTGGCATGTCCTGCGTTATAAAATTCTCTAAAACAATTTTTCTAGCATTATTTACCATACCTAAATTATAACCTTCAGTAGGATGATAATCAAAATTACTAGGTAAGAAAGCTACTTGTGTCCACGGCGCTATAGCAGAGTATTCTCCATCTTCATATCTATATCTATAAGAAAATCTTGGTAGTTTATATTTAAAAACACCCTCATCTTCATCTTCTAATGTTATTAAATAATCTAAATAAGTAATAGCAGCGGAACTAGGATTGTTAGGTGGAACGCCATCTATATCTATTATATCAAGTTCAACTAGAGCGGTATTCTTAGATGCTGTATGAGTACCATCACCATAAGTTGTATTAGTAAGACCTGTACCAAATATTAATCCACTACCAAGAGCTGTACCAATACTGTAAGGTGATGTTATAACACTGTTCATTACAGCTGGAGGTTGAAGACCCCAATTTGGACGATCTGAACTAAAACTATTCCATTTCCAATCTGCAATTCTAGCTTTTATTCTATAATTAAAAGGAACTGTAGGTTGAACACCTTGAGGATTGTTTGCGTCAACAATAAATTCTTTTAAAACTACTGTTTTACCAGGGGCCCAATCCGTTAAATTAAAATGTTCTCTCTGCATGTTTGATGCAGGGTTCCAAGGTGGAGGAGTAGTACCAGGGTAGTTAACAAGTGTTTCAGATTCAGGTATTAATACTCTAACCTTATCACCAGGTTGTAGTGTTGAAAAATTTTGAACCATACCTTTACTAGAATCAACTATTGAAGAGTTATGATTCATACCAAGACTTAAATTTTGATCATTTGTGGTTCTAATTATACCACCATAATTAAGACCTTGTGTACGATTGTTTTCAACTTTTAATGTAAGAGCTTTTCTAGGAGATTTTCTAATAACAGTTATATGCTCTTCTTTAATCCGCACTTGATTTGTACCAAAAACCGGACCTGTAATATTATTATAATTATAATTTAATGATTCATTTATTAGTCTAGTATGTACAGTTCCCGTAGCTAAAGTACCTTGTACACTACGAGATATATTTATTTTTTTAGGTTCAGTACCATTTGGATCAGTACCATCGACCCATGTTAACATATCGTCGAATATATTTAATCCTGTTATAGGTTTGTTTTGATCAAATTTTAAAACTTTATCACCTTGAAAATAAAGGAAACAATATCCTGGATGATTTACTGGTGGTATTAAGTTTAAGTTTTGATCAAGAAAAACTGTTGAAGCAGCAAAGTTAGCTTGTAATGTAAAAGAATCTACAACATTATTAATATTTAAGTTTTGAGGAGGATAAGCAACTTGACTACCACAATATACAACATCAAAAAATGTATTTGTAGGATCACCAGGTATAGCTGGACCATAAGGTGCTGTTTGAGATGGAATTAAACAAGCATCACTAGAACCTACAGCTGCAATCATAACAGGATAATGTGAATTAGGGTCAATACTTACAATTGAAGTAAAATTTGGAACAGCAACAATTGGGGTTTGAGTAAAATCCCAAAAAGTATTATTTAATTCGTTTAACCAAGAATTAGCTGTTGGAATTTGAATAGTATTTGTTATAGTAATATTTGGTATAGTTGATTCCCAATTAAAAACAATACTATTTTGTTGTATATTACCATTATTATCAGCACCCCAACCAGCTTGAGGAGTTTGACCCCAGTAAGCACAGTCACAACAATTGTTACAGCTACTATGATCTATGTGAAAACTATTGCAATCTCTGTTTAATGTTAAAGGAGTAGGATTTGCACTATTTGGATTTAACACAATAGGATTTGAAACTTTTATTCTTTTAAAAGTTGTACAAACACCACCGTCATCACATACGTTTACAGTTTGTATTTGTGTTATAAATGTTGCGTTTGGATTAGTTCCACTACCATCACTAAACAACCCGTTAGGTGATCCAGGAAAACTATTAGTCCAGACTCTATCACCTACTTGAGGTGCGGTTGCAGCTGAGAAAAGATCGGTGGATAAATATATCCAAGGTGATACCGCTTGTGGTTGATTTAATGGAGGTTGACAACCAGTGCAAGGTGCTGTACAATCAGGTGGGATTGTTTCAAGATACGCCCATCCTACATTTGGTGCTACAACAGGGTTGTTAGTAACTATATATTCTATCGGTACCGTTATTTCATTTAAAGAACCTATACTAGTCACAGTTGCAGTTGGCGTTAAAGTACATGGCACTGTACCGTCATTACAAGCTACACCACTAACAGTCATACCAGGTTGAATTTGGTCTAACCAATCTGGATTTGAAAAAACTATAGTGTTATCATCAGCACTATTACTTATAGTACCATTAGGATCTTGATTTGAAACTATAAGAGCATGATTATCAACAAAAACCGGCTCGCAGTGCGTAGGCGCTTTTCTTAATATCATGTCAGCAGCATATATTGGATTTGTTAAAACACCAGGATTAGGTGCTGGAGGGAAAGTTATATTGCTAACAAGACCACAGACGTCAGAGGCATCCATTTTCGGTCCAGCAACTAACCAGTATAAAGTATCATGTTTTTCATCAGCTATAGAACCTATTGTTTTTGATCCCGCTGGAGGTAAATTAAAGCTTTGATTAACAGGTACTGGAAATATAGTACTAGCAGCGTTTTGAGCCGCTGTCCACATATTAACACCAGCAGTATCAATACATCCGTCAAAATTTCCACGTATATTCTGTATAGTACCAGTTTCAGAGTCTTCTGATGTTGATACCTCTATATTTAACGCGTCTCTGTATTCTCCGTT